GCACTCTTAAAGCTGTTGTCTGAAGATGTTCGTAAGCAGTTCAGAGAAGGTGAAAAGCAGATGATTCAAGCAGCTGAAAATGCAGGTGCATGTATTTGTGAAGGAAAGAATGTGAATCCTAACTGTGAATCTTGCAAATGCGATGCTGAAAAGATGAAGTATATTGCTATGCAAGTAAAGTTGAAGACTTGTAAGTTCACAGAGAATGTGATGAAGATGAGCCGATTGTTGTTCTTGGATGAAGAGTTTGGAAAGAAGCTAGATGAAAACAAACATCTGATTGCCTTTGCGAATGGAGTGTTTGACTCAACTACGTTGGAGTTCCGTCAAGGAAGACCAGATGATTGTATCAGCTTCTCAACCAAGATCAACTATGATCCTGATCGTGAATATACAACCTATGAATGCTGGGCTGAAATTGATAAGTTCCTTCGTGATGTTCAACCTGATCCTGAAGTTCGTAACTATCTAGTTCGTAGATTAGCAACTTGTTTGCGAGGTGGAAATGATGCTCAGAAGTTTCATATTCTCACAGGTGATGGTTCCAATGGCAAATCTATGATGACAAACTTGATGAGTGTTACGTTTGGAGACTACGCAGGCAAGGTTCCCATTTCACTTCTCACTCAAGGACGTGCAAAGTCTGCAGCTGCAGCTCCAGAAGTCTTACATATGAAAGGTCGTCGATTTGTGACTACACAAGAACCTGATGAGGCAGTTCCACTCAACACTGGTTTGATGAAGGAGTTAGCTTCTTGCGAGAAGATGGCCTACCGTGGTCTCTACAAGGATATCACGGAGTTTGAAATGCAAGCTCAAATATTCCTCAGTTGCAATGAGAAACCCAAGGTTGGAGCAACAGATGGGGGCACTTGGCGTAGGTTATGTGTTGTTCACTGGCCTTCAAAGTTTGTAGCGAATCCTAGTGAGCAGCATCATAAACCTCTGGATGAATCCATTCAGCAAAAGGTTGTGAGTGAAGAGTGGGCAACCTGCTTCTTGTCGTATTTAGTGGCTTTGTATCGCGAAGGTAATGGATGGCGCAAACTCCCTGCACCGGAGAAGGTTCTGGTCTACACCAATGAATATCAGGAGGACTCGGACGCGATCGCCCGTTTCATCCGTGAGTATATTACTCCTATTCCTAATGATGTTGTTGCTAATGATCCTGTAACACTTGCGACGATTAATGGTGTATTTCAGCAGTGGAAACGAACAAATGAGATCTCTAAAGGTTCAACGGGTGAACTTAAGAAGAGACTAGAAGCAGCTTATGGTATTCATCCTAGAGGCGGCTGGACCTCCTTCCGGTTCGATGTCGCTTAGATTGGTAGCGTTTAGAACCCTTGCGACCATGACGTGTTCTACGACGACGAGCACCCGTTGTGTATGGATCTTCTGTCGGCGGAGGAGTTGTGGATACGGCTTCAGTTTGTTCAGGTGTAGATGCACCCCAAGAGAACGGATTATACCAGACCATTTGTTATAGTATTAGTTTTTATCTATTCAGTTCGCTTTGCTCCGATGCGGGACAAAACGTATGTTCGGAGGAGACCAATTGTGAAGATGACCAAGACGAATGAGACAACGAGGTTAACAAACGCAACCAAGACCTCACCAAGCTTGAGGGTTGAGCCACCAAGTGTTACTGAGAAAGCACCAACACCCTTGCCGGCTGCTGCGGCAGGTGCGAGCAATGGGGTAAGGATGTCCTCAGAGAGAGACTTGAAGAACTCTCCAACAACACCTCCAAGGTAAAACGAAGCCGTTAGAATGATAATATCCCGAGTATCAAGCATTTTTATTAAGATGCGTATACTTTATTTCGTAAAGACAATGGACACTCGCTTCTGGGGACCCAGTGCGTGGCAATTATTTCACTTGATTGCATTTACCTCAAAACACCCTGATGACGTCCTGAATCAGATGAAGGATGTATTGCCTTGTAAATATTGTAGGGCTTCTACGACCGAATATGTCCAAAAACACCCCCTCCGTGGCGACCCAGGGCGGTGGCTATATGACATTCATAATATGGTGAACAACAAGTTGCGAACTCAATGTAAGAATGATCCCGCAGTCTTAGATCCTGGACCTGATCCTGAGTTTGAAGATGTTAAGCGACACTATCTTGCATTGAAACCGACCGCTGTGCCTGGCGGTGACTTTTTAGCTTCCATCTCTGCAAACTACCCTGAAAAACCTGAACCCGAACAGATGGCGGTTCAACGAACCTTTCTTCACGCTCTTGAAAAAGTATACCCCTTTGTAGAACTTAGAAGTGTGTATAAAGACTATATCACTGAACATGAACCTGAGTTAGCAAATCGTTCTGCGTATATGAAATGGATGCATGGATTACTGAGTGCTTTATCAAAAAAGGTTGGAACTTCAATGCCATCGTATAAAGGATTTGCTCACCATCTTGCGTATTACAGAAGCGGTTGCTCCAAGAAGACGTATCATGGAAAAACATGTCGCAAAGTCGCAGGCGGAAGAACTAAAGCCAGAGACCATGCGAAGACGTTTAGAGTTTCTCATTCTAAATTACTTTGATTTGGGTTTCGTGAATGCTTGAACGGTAAGACGTGCGTGTTTAGCTGAATACACTTCTGGTCGTTTTTCACGGGGTCGTTTCTTTCTTTCTTGTCGTGTTTTAGGTGGTTCGTCCATTTTGGAGGTTGTATTATTTTGACGCAGAGAAATCCATTTTAATACCCCATTCCATAGCCGCTTCCCATCATGCCATTCATGTTATCCATTCCACCCTTGCGTGACTTGCGGCCCTTGCGAGTTCGCTTGCGTCCACCGACTGGTGCTGGGCTCATGGGACCGCTGGACATACTAGGGGATCCCTCGACATCAGCACCACCCTTGTAGGTCTTCTTGGCCATCTTGAGAATGTCACCGAACTTCTTTCCCTTGTGCGACTTCATTGTCTTCTTAACATGTGCCAACCACTTATTTGCCATTTTATTAAGAGGTGAAGAAGTTATTGTAAACCGGCTGGCTTTTCAACGAACCCCTTGGATGACTTCATGCTGTCAAATAAAAGCCATTGACATCCATTTGCAGACGCTAGGCGAGGATCTAGAATCTCCTTTCCAAACGTAGCATCTGGAACTACAATCGTAATAGCATTTCTGTTATATTCAATCAGTTCATATTCATCACGCGGATGCATTGCTTGTGCATACAAGATACGACGCAACTTAGAGTCAGACCAGGATAGATTGACAAGTTCTCCTAACTCAGAACCTCTAACATTATCAGATACAACGATCAGTCTGTTTTTTAAGTCATCTAACGATGTAGAAGGTTCAATACCCTTCACTAAATGACGACGAACTGTAGTGTTAATACATTCAGCAGCTTGATTTAGAGTAACGTTATTGACTGAATGCGGGACGATTGATAAGATGAATGGTTCTTCTGTCTTTTCCCATGCTTGGATCAAATCTACACATACTGAATCAAACGTCCAGTAATCATATGCATAATCATATCCAAGGTTCAATGCCTTCTTAGCTACAATTGGCTTTCCGTTCTCATCTGCGTAGAGGTGAACCTCTAGAAGACGACGACCACTCGAAATGACATCTTTGACTTCTTCGTAGACACCACCTGTTGCATAGTAGTCGCATAGACGCTTACGTTCTACAATTTCAGGCACTTCAGGAACAGTTGCGTCATGCCAAATTGTATATCCAAGAATTCCTATAAGTCCAAGTCCGATGGCTAGTTCCATTACTTCTTACCCGTTTCTATTTTTGGAACTCTGAACAAGAGTTGTCGAAATCCATTAATCACATCGTCTGGAATACGACTTTCCATAGGTTGTTCCATCAAACAGGCTCGGTGGAAATACAAGCAATACATTCCACATTCAGAGTCTTTGAATTGATGCCTGGTTGCATTAAAGGTCATTTTCATTGGATTTGCATGTTTCTTGGTTGCATCCCATTGCTCTTTCCAACGTTTCATAAGTCTCTTGATCTCCTTTTCTGGAACATGAGCATAGGAATCAAAATAGGTAATTCTAGGATATTCAAGCTCTTCACGGATATCACAAAACAATGCAATCCAATGTTCACCAGGTCCATCGTGTGGATCGGTATTAAAGATAATTCCAATTTGATCGTATTTCTTGGAAAGTTCTGTTAGTTTCATTTCGCAAAGTGCACTCACAAGACACTCTCCTATCTCAGATTTTAGGTCAAAGTCAATCGGAATGCATCCTACAAAGTAATACTTAGGAAAGAGTTCCATATAATTCTTTTCAACATGATCAATATCGTCCGAGGAAAGCCATTCATATCGATTCACTGTCCATTGCTTGGGTGCTCGAGGTCTTTGCATTAACGATGAAACTATACACTCTGCAGCTCCTGTAGAACACTGATCTTGCAGACGATGTTGAATGTTTGTCCACATTTCTTCAGGAGTTCCCTTTGGAACTGGGGATTCCTTAGGATGTTCTTTGTTATACACTGTTCGGAGTCGTTCAATTTCTTCGTCATCCAACCAAGACATCCCTTGTTTAAAACGGATACTAAATCATTCAAGTAATAAACAGTATACCATGGAAGCCCTTAAACCCATTCTCTCAGAATATGCTGAAATTACCCGTAAGCTTAATGAAGTCAATTCTCGTGCTGCTCAACTTCGTGATGAACGCCGAACTGTTGAACTAGACTTAGCTGCTTTGTATGCGACTTCTCGCGATGCCTTACCCGACAAGATTAGTCTTGCAACATCGGGTATGACATTTGCTGTTAAATATCCAAATCAATGGAAGAAAGGCTGGTCGCTTTCCAAGAAGGAACTGAAAGCGTATTTAGATGAATTAGTTCCTCAAAAAAGTGAAGAGTTGATGAAACAAATTGTTAGTCGTCAAGAGGAGAAGATGGTGGAAAGTGATTACGGTTTTGAGCTTAAAGTTATTGCAAAGCGGGATTGAGTTTCGTCCTTAAGACTTTCCTCAATTTCCCGTAGAGTCTGCTGAATCTCTGCGAGTTGTTGTTTAGCTTGGTCCAAACTTTGATGGGGAAGGAACCCTTTTTGGATACGCGAAATCGTGCACACTAACGAACCATTCGTGCTCAAGAGACGGGTAGCCAATGTATGCAAAGGCTTCACCATCAACGTGATATGATAC